ATACAACTGTTCTTATATTAAGGTAGATAGTCCAAGATCATTTGATGAAATCCTTTATGTATTGATGAATGGAACAGGCGTGGGGTTTTCTGTAGAACAAGAATACACTAATCAACTACCAGTAGTTCCAGAAGAACTATATGATACTGATACAGTAATTGTTGTTTCAGATTCAAAGTTGGGATGGGCTAAGGCATTTAAAGAATTAGTATCATTATTGTATGGTGGTCATATTCCAAAGTGGGATGTGTCTAAGGTAAGAGAAGCCGGTGCACCCCTCAAGACCTTTGGTGGACGGGCTTCTGGCCCAGCACCATTGGTAGATTTGTTTAAATTTACAATAAATACTTTTAAGAACGCTTTAGGTAGGAAATTAAAACCAGTAGAATGTCATGACATTGTATGTAAGACTGCAGAAATTGTGGTTGTAGGTGGTGTCCGTAGATCTGCTCTTATTAGTCTATCTAATCTTAATGATCGTGAGATGCGTTTCGCCAAGCACGGTGATTGGTATAATCACAACGTCCAAAGAGCCCTTGCGAACAACTCAGTCAACTACAAAGAAAAACCAGACGTTGGCACTTTTATGCGAGAGTGGTTATCCCTCTATGACTCCAAGTCAGGAGAAAGAGGAATTTATAATGGTATGTCAGCCAAAAACACAGTTGAACAATTAAATGAGAGGTACGAAGATGGAGATGGAGGATTTATTACTAGAAGAGTTGCCAGAGAGGACTTTGGTACAAATCCATGCAGCGAGATCATTTTACGGTCACGAGAATTCTGCAACTTGTCGGAGTGCGTTGTTAGACGAGAGGACACTCGCGAATCTCTCAAAGAAAAGGTTAGAACTGCGGCTATCCTTGGAACATTTCAATCTACCCTTACCGAGTTCAAATATCTTTCAAGAGAGTGGAAAAAGAATTGTGACGAGGAACGATTATTGGGAGTATCACTTACAGGAATAATGGATAATCCTCTTACAAATGGATCTAAAAAGGGACTAGATACTTTGTTAGAAGAACTTAGAGATATCGCTTATGAAACGAATAAAGAATGGTCTGAAAAACTTGGAATCCCCACTAGTGCAGCCATTACTTGTGTCAAACCTAGTGGTACTGTTTCTCAGCTTGTTGATTCTGCTTCTGGTATTCATGCCAGGCATAATCCTTTTTATATCCGTACTGTAAGGGCGGACAATAAAGATCCTCTGTGTAAACTCATGCAAGATATGGGATTTCCAAATGAGGTAGATGTGACAAAACCAGAACATACGACAGTTTTTTCGTTTCCAATGAAAACTCCAAAAGGAGCAATATGTCGTATGGATATGACTGCATTGGAACAATTAGAACTATGGAAAGTTTATGCAACGAGTTGGTGTGAACATAAACCATCTGTTACAATCTCCGTAAAGGAGGATGAGTGGGTTGAAGTAGCAGCTTGGGTGTATGAACATTTTGATTCTATTAGTGGTATATCATTTCTTCCATTTAGTGAGCATGTATATCGTCAGGCACCATATCAAGATTGTACAGAGGAAGAGTATAAAGAAGCCTTAAAGACGATGCCTAAAAATGTGGATTGGGCAGAGCTATCAAAATACGAATCACAAGACTATACCATAGCAAGTCAAGAGTTGGCATGTACGGCAGGGGGTTGTGAAATAATTTAACAAGGACTAGATGAAACATACATTAATCATCATCATATTTACAATATTACTTACAGGTTGCACAGTAAATTTTGGACAAACAAAACCAGAAAAGGAAATTAAAACTGAAGTAACGGAAACAAAAAAAGAACCTCACAAACCATGGCCCCATGTAGAGAAGGAATATTGGTATGCAAAATATTTCCTCAGTATGGCTATGAATCCCAATGTACAACGAGTGATGACAGCAAGACAAGTATTCTCTGTGGTCAAATGTACTGTAGATGGATTTGAAAAAGACTATGAGTATGAAAGGTTTGTGAAAGTGATTGGGGCAAATATGGCACTTTCACCTCAAATTCATAAATACATCTACGATCTTTCATTTGAATGTTCACTAGAAGTAAAACGTAAAATAAAAGAAGAGCAAAGTAAAAAACCACTAACTCTTAAAGATACTATTTAAATTATAATAAGGGAATTGATGCCTATAGAAATTAAGATAAATGAAGATGACTATATACTTTATGAGATATTATGCGATTACTGCGATAAGGAATATGTCATTAAATATAAAATGAAAGATGAAAAGCCTAAACAGGCTATTGAATGTTGTCCTTTCTGCAGTAATCTGATTGAAGAACCTGCAGAGAGTATTATACATGATGAAGAAACTAGCTGGGATTGATTATTCACTAACATCACCGGCAATATGCGTATGGAAAGAGACAAATGATAATAGACAGTTTAACTTTAATATGTGCACTATACATTATTTGGAAACTCCACAACGACTCAAACGGGCCGCCCCACATGAAATTTTAAGTTTGTGTGCACATGAATATCCAGAATGGGAAACAGAGGAACAAAGACATGATCTACTTTCAGATTGGGCTATGAGTATAATTAGTGGATGTCAAGTATTCATAGAAGGATATGCCTTTGCTACTTCTGGTAAATCTTATGTTCGTTCTGTTGCAGAAAATTCTGGACTACTCAAACATAAGATGTATAAGGCAAACCAGACCTTCACATCAATACCACCTACCGTTATTAAAAAATATGCCACAGGTAAGGGTAATGCAAATAAAGAATTGATGTACGATGCATTTTCTAAAGAATGTGTTGCACCAGTAGGCCTTCAGAAGACCCTTAGACCAAAATCAACTAAACTGACAAATCCCACAACTGATATTGTAGATGCTTATTGGATATGTAAATACGGTTGGAGAGAGATTCTTGCATGAGTCAACTGATAACTTTCATCAACTCTTTGAAATTATGAATCAAAATACACAAAGAAATAGACAGAAGAGAGAATGGTATCATAGAAATAAAGAAATAGTCCTTGAACAACAGAAGAGTAGTGAAAAGAAAAAGAAAAGTCAGAAAGAATGGTATAAGAACAATAAAGAAAAATGTATAACTAGAGCCAAACAATGGAATGAAGATAACCCTTCAGCAAGGAAGCTAATAATGGAAAGACATAAAACCAAAAACAATCCAAAAGGAGTATGGTCAGATGGAAGTTGAACTTGATAATGAGACAAGGAAAATGAGAATTATTAACTATCTAGATTATATGGATGATAAGGCGTTACAAGACATAACTGTAGCTTTATATAATTTATCTAAACGAAGACAAGAAATTAGTAATAAAAAACAAATGGAGCAGGTGAATGAGTCAGGAGAATAAATATGAAAAGTTGCCAAATAGTATGTATCCAAAGGTTAGACAACAAGTGGTGGACAGAATATCAACATTTGAAAAGGTTTTAGAAGACCATGCAGCAGCACAAAAAGAAGCTCTAAAAATGATTTATGAACAACTTGAAGAAGCAAAAAACGATTTAAAATATCTAGATGAAGTTAATTGATAATGGACTTAAAAAAAATAATATACGTTGATATTGACGGAACAATATGCGACACTCCATTTAATTTGGACGATGTATATGATATTGACAAATCAACACATTATACTCAAGCTACACCTCACTATTCTAGAATAGATGTTATTAATGCTTTGTATGATAAGGGACATAACATCACATATTGGACTGCAAGAGGGAGTGTGTCTGGAATTAATTTCACAGAACTTACTCGTAATCAATTAGAAGAGTGGGGATGTAAGTATCACCATTTGGTAGTGGGAACAAAGCCACATTTTGATATGTACATTTGTGACAAATCGTTCAACAGTGAATCCTTTTTCCATTATAAGGAAAGGGAATTACCATAACAAAAACTTACATGGAGGTAGTCGTGCATGGTGGAAATCATAATAAAAAAATGGACGGTTGCATCAGTACAGGTGGTGTATTATATTCCAGACTATTTGAGTATCGTGAATGAATTTGTTTGGCAAACAAAAGACCAAGTACCAGACTATCCAAGAATAGGAAAGTTCTTAGAGTATTGGGATAAGAACATAGACGGCCCAATCAAAGAAGCCTACATCTATGATCATGGCATATCTAAGGTTAGGCATGTAGACAGAAGATATAAATTCAATTAGGAGAGGAAAATGTTTGTTGTAAAATATTGTTCATCTTACTATTCTCAAGCGATAAGTTTGTCTGCTAAAATTAATAGTATGGTC